CCACCTTGAGCAGGAACGCGCTTCCCTTCTCCGCCGCCATCTTGAATCTCCTTCCGTTTCTGCACCGGCCCGCTTCCCCACCCGGCCACCCAGCGACAGCATCCTATGGGTGGCGGGGTGGGGGGAGCGGGCCGGCGCCGGCCGCAATCAGCCTTCCTTCAGCATCCGCACCCGAAACTCGCTCGTCGCCGTCCAGCCGGTCCCGTCGCGCGCGATCCGTCCGCGCACGAAGACGAGGCTCGCGATCCGCCAGCCTCCGCCCAGATCGCGCGGCATCGCCAGCACCGCGTCCTCCGCCGCGCCGGCCAGTTCGCGCAGTCGCACCGGCCGTTCACCGCCGTCGCGGATCGTCACCGCCGCGCGGCCTTCACGGCCCGGCATGTCCTTGGTGCCCCAGTCGGCCAGAGCCGCCTCCTCGACGGTCGCGTGCGGCAGCGCGGAACGCACCGGCGGCGCGTCGAACACGGCCGTCAGCGCATCCAGCCCCTCACCCTCGCGCAGCGCCGCCGTGATCCCGGCGTGCAGCATCGCCCCCGCGCTCATTTGAGCAGCCCCGCGATCCAGCGCAGCCGCGCATCGCGCGCGATGCGTCGCCCGGCGATGATCACACGGTCATGCCCGGCCTCGACCCGTACGCCCGGCACCGCCGCGCGCACCGCCCCGGCCACCCGTGCAACCGCGCGTGCCTGAGCTCGCGCCGCGATCGTCTCGACCGCGTTCACGGCCGCGCCCCGTCGCCGATCCGCATCCGCCGCCACGGCCGCCACAGCGCGGTCACCGCCGCCGGCGGTGCCTGCGCCGTGTCACGCACGGTGTAGAGATGCGCCGCCAGCCGGATCACGCCCTGCGCGATCGATTCGGGCACCGCCGCCGCATCGGCCGCCAGTCCCGCCTGATAGGATACGCGCACCCGCATATCGCCCGGCGCCCGCACCCATCCTTCGCCCCGCGCGTCGATATCGATCGCATAGCTGTCCGCCGCCAGCGGCGTCGCCGTCCCCGTGGCGTCCACCGCCTCGACCGCGCCGATCGCCCAGACCGGCGCCGCCTCCAGCCGTTGCCAGCTCCCGCCGCCCGCGACCGTCGCGGTCAGCTCGCGGCGCACCAGCGGCCCGCCGACAAAGCCCTCGCACGTCTCGCGCGCGGCCGTGATCATCGCCTCGATCTGCGCGTCCTCGGCGTCGGTCTCGACGCGCAGATACGCCTTCGCTTCTTCCAGCGTCATGTCCGCCTCCTATCCGCCGATGCCGATGTTCAGTCGCGCCGCGGGCCGCACGGGGCCGTGGCTCCACGCGCCGGGTGGCTCGAACCGCACCCCGATCGCGCCGCCCAGCCGGCCGATCGTGCAGTCGAACCACAACGGGTCGCTCACCCCGCTCACGGTCCGCGCCACGCTTGATCCGGCAAGCGTCGGGCCGATGCGGTAGCGCAGCACGCCGCCGCTCCGCACGATCCACGCGACCCCGCCCTGCGCTCGGGTCGGCGGCACATAGACGCCGTTCTCGAACACGTAGAAGTCGGCGCCATAGAATTGCGCGGCGAAGTCGATGTCCGCATAGCCGTCGCTCGCCGACGGATCGGTGCTGACCCCGAAGATCGCCGAGTTGGGCGCGGTCAGATCGGTCACGCGCAGCACGAAATCGCCGGTGATCGCCGCGGCGGAGGCTGCGGCGGCGGCATATTGGCCCTCGATCCCGCCGGTCTTCTCGACCCGCCACCCGCCATCGGGCAGCGGCGTCACCGCGGTCTGCGCGCCCGCGACGATCGCGACCATCAGTATAGCGCCACGATGTCGGCGGCGGTCGTGCCGGTCGCCCGCACGATCCGCACGCGCACCGGCAGCACGCTGCCGCTCGCGACATTGGCCAGCGTCACCGCGGCCCCGCCGCCCGCCGCCTCGATCGACAGATTGCCGCCGGTGCCGATGTACAGCCCCTTGGGGATCGCGCTCAGCACGTTGCCGTCATGCGGCGTCACCGCCACGCACCGCGCCGCCGGCGCCGACGCATGGTCGGCCCGGTTCTCGAAATTGTCGCTCATATGAACCTCCTTGGCGTCGGGGCGGACCTGCGCCCGCCCCGCGCTTCAACCCGGCCTCGCCTCAGGCCACGCTGAACTTCAGCAGCTTATCTCCGCCTCCGTCAGGAGGCGGCGAACTTCATGACCTTGATCGCCTCGCTGTTGGTCACCGCGCCTCCGACGCGCTTGGTCGCGTAGAAGTGCACGAAGGGCTTGTTGCTGTACGGATCGCGCAGGATCTGCGTCTCGCCGCGCTCGGCGATCAGGTAACCCGCCTTGAAGTTGCCGAACGCGATCGACAGCGAATTGGCGGCGATATCGGGCATGTCCTCCGCCTCGACCACCGGATAGCCCAGCAGCGTCGCCGGCTGGCCCGACGCGATGCCCGGCTGCCACAGGAACGCGCCGTCGCTGGTCTTGAACTTGCGGATCCGCGCCAGCGTCGTGGAGTTCATCACGAACACCGCGCCCTGGCGATAGGGCGGCCGCAGCGCCTGAACCAGATCGATCAGCTTCTCCTCGGGGTTCGCCGAAAACGCGCCCGACGCGCCCGACGCGACATGCTGCAACGTCCCGAACGCGCGGGTCGAGTCGCTCGTCGCCGCGGTCGCATAGGCGAGGAAGCCCTTGGGCTTGTTGGTCCCGTTGCCACTGACGAACGCCGCGCCCTCGGCGCGGGCGAATTCGCGCGCGATCTCGTCGGCCAGCCACGCCTCGACGTCGAACGCGCCGTCGTCGAGCATCGTCTGGCTCGCCGCCGGATTGGCGAACAGGTCGCCCATCGGCGGCGCGATCTCGTTGAACGCCGCGGTCGCGGTTTCGGCACGCGCGCCGGTTTCGGCCGCCCAGCCCGACGGTGTTCCGCCCGACGCCACCAGCTTGCGATAGCCAGCGCTGCCCACCGTCACCACATTGGCGATCGCTCGGATCGGCGAGATGCTTGCCAGCGTGCTGTCGACCAGCGCGTCGATCTCACGCGGGATGGCATAGCCGCCCGCGCCGTCGCTCGCGCCCGACATCGCCTTCATCTCGAGCGCCCCGGTCCCCGCACGCAGGAACCCCTCGAACGCCGCGCCATTCGGCGCCCGCGCGCCCTCCAGCACCGGCCGCGCCATCGGCACGCCCGCACCCTCAATCGCCTCGAACGACTGTTCGAGGACGTCCGCCTTCGTCTCCATAAGTGTCTCCCATGCCAAAATATCCTCCCCGGCACGGGGAGGGGGACCATCGCGAAGCGATGGTGGAGGGGGCTCGCCGCAAGCGGACCCCGTCGTCTCGTCATTCGGAAAAGCCCCTCCCCTTCAGGGGAGGGGTTGGGGTGGGGCCGTCAGAGCCTCGCGGAGGCCAGCCCAGCCGCTCAGGCCTGGCAAGGACTCCATCGACGCTCGGAAGAACCTCCGGCCTCCACCGCATGCACCCGCGCGAGCGCCTGCATCGGCCGCGCCACCAAACTCACCTCGCACAGCTCGACCGCATTCAGCTCGCGCCATGTCCCGTGCCGCGCCTCCCGCACCCGATACCCGAAGCTCAGGCCGCTCACCGCGCCCTTCGCCACCAGTCCCGCCAACTCGGGTACATCGATGCGCCCGGTCACGCGCAGCCCCCGCGCATCCTCGCCGATCGCCTCGATCACGCCGACCGGCTCGCCGCGATGCTGCCATAGCAGCGGCACTCGCCGGACCCGCGCCCCGAACGCGCCCTTGCGGATCACGTCGCCGCCCCGGTCGGGCGCGTCGAACACCGCGGCATAGCCTGCGAAACGGGTCACTTGCCCAGCCCCCAAAACCCCAGCTTCACCGCCAGCCCCAGAATCACCAGCGCAAGGCAGGTCCGCACCACCCATTCCGCGATCGCCTTCACCGCCGATCGCTTGGCGTCGCGCCACGCCTCCAGCAGTTCGCGCAGCTCGCCCATGTCCTTGGCCGCCTGCGGGTCGTCGAGGCCGAGGCGCGTCAGCGCGCGGCTCGCGCCCAGCTCGCCCGCCTCTTCGGCGATCGCGCGCAGCGTCGTCAGGTCCGCGCCCTCGGCCACGCCCTGTGCGATCAGCTGCGCGAGCAGGCTGCCATTGACCGGCGCGTTCATGGCTCCGCCCCCAGACCAAGCATCGCGCGCTTCTCCGGCGTCGTCAGGAAATCCGCCGCGCTGACGCTGCTCCACAACCGTTCGCGATCCTCCGCCATCGCAGGCACCTTGTCGATCTCGACGCGCAGCCATCCGTCCGGAAACCAGCCGCGCAGAGCCTGCGCCAGCTCGACGCAGATCTTCTCGGCGAGCGGCAGGATGGTCAGCCGCCACACCGCCTTGTTGGCCTCGCGGTAGTTGGCGTAGCTGTTGTCACCGGGCAGGCCGATCAGCATCGGCGGCACCCCGAACGCCAGTGCGATCTCGCGGGCCGCCGCGGCCTTGAGCCCCACGAAATCCATGTCCGCCGGCGACAGGCTCATCGCCTGCCATTTAAGCCCGCCTTCCAGCAGCATCGGGCGTCCTGCGTTGGCGGCGCCCGAAAAAGCCGCCTCCATATCCGCTTTCAGCCGCTCGAACTGTGCGGGTGCCAGCGCGCTGCCGTCGCCCGGATCGTAGACCAGCGCGCCCGATGGCCGCGCGGCATTGTCGAGCAGCGCCTTGTTCCATCGCGTGGCGGCGTTGTGGATCGCGATCGCGCCCGACGCCGCTCCCAGGCAGCCAAGGCCGTAATGATCGTCCACCGGACTGAACGCCTTGAGGTGGATCACCTGCGGCCGCCCCGCCGCGTCCTCCGCCGCGATCCGGCTCACGCTGCCGCCGACACGATAGCGATAGGCGGCGGGCCAGCCGCCCGCGTCGGTCTCCACCGCGACGCGCTCGGGCCGCAGCGCGAACAGCTCCGCGACCCCGCCCGCGCCGTCGCCCAGCAGCTGCACGAATGCGTTGCCGTGCAGCAGCAACTGCGCCGCCAGCGTCTCGGTCAGCTCCTGTCCCTGACTGCGCGCCGTCACCAGCCCCAGCAGCGCGGCATCCGACGACGCCAGCGGCGCGCTCCCGACGCTCTCGGCGATGATCTTCACCGCGCGCTGCGCCACCGGGTTGACGCAATAGCCCTCACGCACCTGCGCCTCGTAGCTTTGCGGCCATTCGCCCAATGTGCCGGGCACGCCCGACCCGCGCGCCAACACCGGCCGCGACGCATCGCGCCGCTTCCCGAACCATTTCATCGCTGTCTCCTGAAAGCCCGTGCGGGCCGTCAGCGGCCCGCTATTTCCTGCCGAACCAGATGACGTGGCGCGGCCCCTTGCCGTTCTGCCGCGCGCGCACGCCGACTTCCTCCACCGCGAAGCCCGCGTCGTGCATGCGCCGCGCAAACTTCGCGTCGGGACCCGCCGACCATACCGCCAGTATCCCGCCGGGCTTCAGCGCCATCCGCGCCGCGTCCAGCCCGCGCATCGTATAGAGTTTGTCGTTCGCCAGCCGGGTCAGCCCGTCCGGTCCATTGTCCACGTCGAGCAGGATCGCGTCATACTCGCCCCGCGCATTGCCGATCGCCGTCCCGACATCGCCCATCACGATCCGCGTCCGCGGATCGTCAAGGCACCCCGCGGCCAGCTCGGCCATCGGTCCGCGCGCCCATTCGATGATCTTTGGCACCAGCTCGGCGACCACCGCCTCGCCCTCCGGCCCCATCAGCGCCAGCGCCTTGCGCAGCGTGAACCCCATGCCATAGCCGCCGATCAGCAGCCGTGCCGACCCGGGCGACTTCAGCCGCTCCAGCGTCATTTCCGCCAGCGCCTCTTCCGATCCGCTCATCCGGCTCGACATCAGCTCGTTGCGGTCGAGCACGATCATGA